GGCAACAAATCCAGAAGGTTATGTGGCAGTAGATAAGAAAGGTAAGGCAGTAAAGCTTGTAGATAGATTAGAGTTTAGTATTCAAAACTTTACGGCTGCAAAGAATTGGGAAAAAGGTTAATGGAAAGATTTATTATCAAAGAAGGTTTATATGACCCAGGTATCTTCAAGGCATTCTTTCTTGCAGGTGGTCCAGGCTCTGGTAAATCATTTGTCAATGCGAAAATAACTCCAGGTCTAGGTTTAAAAAATGTTAATTCAGATACTTCATTTGAAATTGCATTGAAGAAAGCAAACTTATCTTTAGACATGCCGCCAGAAGAAGAATACTTTAGAGACTTAATTCGTAGTAGATCAAAAAGATTAACAACAAAAAGATTAGACTTATATGTTAAAGGTAGATTAGGTTTAGTGATTGACAGTACCGCAAGAGATGTAACAAAAATAGAAACAGGACTTGCGGCATTAAAAAGATTAGGTTATGATTGTTATATGATATTTGTAAATACAAACTTAGATGTGGCCTTGGCAAGAAATGCTCAAAGAGCAAGATCAGTGCCAATAGACCTTGTGAAAAAAAGTCATTCACAAATACAAAGAAATATGGGTAAGTTACAAAGATTATTTGGCATGAAAAATTTTTTTGTAATTGATAACAATGAATTGAATCAAAATATTTTAGATGATGCTTATAAAATGGTAAGAAAGATTGTAAAAAGACCTATTGATAATTACACAGCAAAAATGTGGTTACAGAAAGAAAAAGAAGCAAGAAAGATAAAAGAAGATATTAAAATACCAATTAAAGTAGGTGACACAGTATTAGGTGGTAAGTTTAAAAATAAAAGAATTACAATTAAAAAGATTGGTAAAAATGAAAAAGGCGATATTACTTTCAATGATAAACCACTACTAAAAGTAAGGATACCAAATGAAAACAATTAAAGAACTATTAAGAAAAACAGTAGGTAGAAAACAACCTGTGGTGTTCGCATTTGGTAGATTAAATCCACCTACTATTGGACATCAAAAATTAATAGAAAGAGTTATTACAGTAGCAAAAAGGGTTAAAGGCCTACCTGTGCTATATGTAAGTGCCAGTCAGGATAAAAAAAAGAATCCATTAACAGTAAAACAAAAAGTGGATTATTTAAAAAAGTTATATCCAAGAGGCATACAGATATTACCAGCAATTGGAAGTGAACGAACATTTATGGAAATATTGAAAAATAGATTTGATAAAAAATATACAGATGTTTATATGATCGCAGGAAGTGATCGAGTTGCTGAATTTAAAAGGCTAATAAAACAATATAACGGTAAAGATTATAATTTCGATACAACAGAGGTTGTAAGTGCTGGTGAAAGAGATCCAGACGCTACTGGCGCTACAGGAATGAGTGCGAGTAAGATGAGAGAGTTTGCTGCAAGAAATGACTTTACCAGTTTCAAACAAGGACTTATTACAGGCACTAAGGAGAAAGATGCTATGAAATTATTTAAAGACTTAAAAAAGGGTATGGGAGTGAATGAAGCGATGGCACCTGAAGATGATGAATTAAGATTAATTAGAGAAAATTATCATAACAATGAAATATTTAATATGCATGATATGATAGAAAATACAAATAATGGGAATGTTGGTAAAATTATTAAACGAGGACCAAACTATGTACAATATGAAATGGAAGACGGTGGTGTAGAAAAAGCATGGTTGAATGAGATTATTCCAGCAAACAATATTGACAGCGAAATACAAGTTGAGGATGTAGATAAAAAGAAATTAGTGTTACAAAAGAATAGTAGTCAATTAAAATCTTTTTCTTCTTTTGAAGAGGAAATCAATTCAGCTAAAGATAGTCAACAAAAAAATACAGATGACGAAGAAAAAGAAACTAAAAAGGCAGAGAAGAAAGCAAGAAAACTACCAATTGAAACACCTGGTCAACCTAAGATTTCAAATGTAGATACATGGACACAAGGACCTGAAAATGCTAATCAAATACACACACAAAGAAAATTTAATATCAAAACACCTGGTCAAGTAAGAGACTATGCGAAGTTTGTTGATGATAGAAAATTTCAAAAGTTTGAAGAAGTTGATTTAGAAGAATCTTTAAGAGGTACACTTTCAAACAAACAATTAGCAAACCTTAAAAAAGTTTGGGCTAAGAAAACTAAGAGAGATGTGACACCTGCGATTAAGAAACTATTAAAAAATCTTGATGCTCCTACAAGAGCAGCAATTGCTAATGCTAAGATTAATGTTATATCAAAAATGGTACCAGAAGGAATTGAAGAAAAAGGTCTATGGCATAATATTCATATGAAAAGAAAGCGTGGCGAAAAGATGAGAAAGAAAGGTGAGAAAGGCGCACCTACTCCTCAACAAATGGCAAGAGCCAAAGCTGCAAGTGAAGATCCAGAAGTAAGACAAGACCCAGATGTAAAAGATAAGAAAGGCACACAACCTGCTAAGTATTTTTCTGGCATCAAATCTAAATCTACAAAGTCAGCGAGAGATGCCCATTTTAAAAAAGGCACAAAGATGGATGACGACAATCCTGCAGCATATAAACCAGCACCTGGCGATGCAACAGGAAAAACAAAACCATCTAAACATACAATCGCTTTCAAAAAGAAATTTGGTGAAGATGTTGAGCAAGAAATCAAAGACATCAAAGCATGGTCAGAGTTAGACGAAACAATCGAACAATACAAAGATCAATATGGTACAGAGTATCGAGTTAAACTAGATCAAACTGTATCTGAGATGTTTGATGAGTTGTTATCTGAAAACGAAGGCGTAAAGAAGAAAGCAGCTAAGTCTGGTATGCCATATGGTGTATTGATGAAAGTCTATAACAGAGGTATGGCTGCATGGAGAACAGGTCATAGACCAGGTACTACTCCACAACAATGGGGTATGGCAAGAGTTAACAGCTTCGTGACTAAATCAAGTGGTACATGGGGCAAAGCGGATTCTGATCTAGCCGCAAAAGTAAGGGGAAAATAATGAGTGTAAAATCATTAAAAGAAGTAGAGCGTATAGATCATATCTGTGAGACTTGTGATCTATATGAAGATTTAGAAATAACAGAAGCAGAATATCAAGGAAAGAAAGTAAAACTAAACGATCCTATTCGTGGTGGTTCAAAGAAGTTCTATGTGTATGTAAAGAACGAAAAGGGCAATGTCGTGAAAGTGTCGTTTGGTGATACAACAGGTTTATCTATTAAGAGAGACGATCCGGCAAGACGAAAATCTTTTCGTGCCAGACATAACTGCGACAATCCAGGACCAAAGTGGAAAGCGAGATATTGGTCTTGTTATCAATGGCGTGCTAATGCACCAGTAGATAATTAATTGTATAAATAGTACACGGAGAGAAAAATGCAAAAGTACAATAAAACAATGGCAGAAATCCTCAGAGAAATGAATGAGGCAACAGTATCAGTTTTTGATATATCATATGATGATGTGCCTAAAAGTAAATTAACACAGGCGGCTAAAAAATTTGGTATTAGAATGAAAAAACTACCTAAGAACCAAGTCTCTTTTGGTGGTGATGATGCGATTGAATTTTCTGGTTCTGATTCTAACTTGTTAAAGTTTGCAAAACAACAATTTGGAACAACAGCAAGAAACATTAGAGATTTAAAAAAAGAACTAGAAGAACAAGAAGATCCTGTTCAAAAGGCACAAGATAAACTTGATAAAGCAAAGAAAATTGCTGATCTAAAAAAACAAATAGATACAGTAAGACAAGAAGGACAAGCATATGATAATGATAGATTTTTAGTGAGAGGTAATACTGCAAAAGTAGATAATAAAAACACTAAAGATACTAAAGATCATGTGTATGCTCCTAATGCTAAAACTGCTGTTGCAATGAAGAAAAAGGGTGTAAAACAATTTCTTGACACTAATAAAATGAGAAAAATGTTTCCTACTTATAGTGAGGCAGTTGATAGTGATGATACAGGTGGTGCTGCTGAAGTAGATATGATAATGAACCAAGTAAATCAGATGAGACATTTCTTAGACGGCATTGAAAGAATGGTAAGTGATGACGGTGATGTTGAAGAATGGGTGCAAGGTAAAATTACGAAAGCGACTGATTATCTAAAAACAGCATACTCATATAAGACAGGTGAGAAAAATGAAGCATTAGATAAAGAAGACGAACCTGCAGTAAAAAAATTAGTCAAGAACTTACGAAAAGGATCTAAAACACATGCTAAACAAGCAGATGAATTAGAGAAAGATTTAAAAGATGATGTTAA